GAGTCATGTAGCTTGAGAGGCTTTGAGACAACTTCTACACCGTCAGTCACACCTGCTTCTATCTCAACCAGTTCAATATCATTAGCATCAATATTCCAAGGATTACGTTTCTGTAAGATTTCAGTAATATAATCGACATAATCCTGTGATTTGATTTCTTCACCTGCACCAGAGAGTTCTTGGGTTGCATCCACCCAGAATTGAGTTTCATCTACCTGTTTGGGATCATATCCTAAGAAACCTTTAGGATCAGTTGACATATTATAATCCCACGATTCAACTGCATCCAACATGTAATGAGAACGAAGCTGGTGCGTCCATGTATCATCATCACCTTGTAACGCTTGTACTCTGTCTAACCATTGTTGTAATGGATATGCTTCTACATAGAATCCAGTACCTCTGGTGTTATAAATTTCAGCAACTTCATTATATTCTTCGTTATCAGATCGGATAGTTAAACCTTCTACTGTTTTCAATTTATTAAACCATGACCATAATTCACTGACATTTTCTTTAGCTTCATCCAAATCATTAGCAATAGCATTATTACCACCAGAAATAATTGCACCCCACATATCAAGTTGGTCTTCTTCTTCAAGTTCATTCATTGCGGTGTATATTTGAGTGATATTTGGTCTTATGTTTTCTACAATAGCAATATAATTCCTGATAGTTCTTTTATCATCGTCATCTAAATCTGCGGCAGTGTCATAACTACCCATAAGGTTTTCAAAATCATCTTCATTACTAACTAATGCATCGAAATTTTGTTCAATTTCACGGTGTGAATTTTTTATTGTGTCTAAATGTGCCAGTCCATCTTCAACTTGATAAGCATCCATCTGATCGGCAATGAAACTATCAGTATGTTCAATTTTTCTACGTGCTATATCCTTATGCATGAGTTCATCAGCAAGTACATTAATGTCATGTTCATCAAAATCTTCTTTTTCTTTATCAAGGAGTTCAGAATTTACGTGGTATTCCCATTCGATACCCACCAAAACATTTTTTGCTTCTTTGTTAACAAGTGCTATTTCTTTTCTACCAAATTTAAGTCCTTCGGTAAGGGTTTCATCGTTTGATGCAAAAACTTCTAATAATTTCAACTGAATACTCCGATTTTGTATATAGAGTATTTAGGATAAATAAGATTATGAGTGCATTTAAACAACCTAAGATTGGCGTATACGGTTATAAGGATCGTCTACTACAAAAAACATTATCATTTGAGAAGGTGTCATTGTCATGGCATCCGATCACCATATACAAATACCTTGGGGATAGCACTCAGGGTGCTGGTAGTTCCATAACGGATATTCAAGATAACATATTCATGGAAAATAGGGATAGACGTTATGATCCTAATGGAATTATCATCAATGCACACGTAGAACAAGTTGATGACCAACCTTATGACTTAAGTGCGTTTGGTATTATTTCTCCTTTGGGTGATACACAAATTTTCAGAGTACATATTAACAGTTTCGAAGCAGACGGACTTGGTAGATACATTACGGTTGGTGATGTCATTGAAGTACCGTTCTTCTCTGATCGTAATGGTAATAATATGTTCTTTGAAGTTACTGATACAGACGAGAAACCTTCATTTGAAAATTTCTATGTGACTATTACTACTACACGTGTTAAGGACGCACAAGAAATGGAAGAAATTGATGGAATTCAATCTAACTCTGATGCACTTGACGAATTACAAGCAACTCTTAACGATGCATATGACGCAACATTCGCAGAAGGTGGATTACAAAGTGAACCTTCATTGTATGTTGAACGTGGTTATGTTGAGGACGATTATTGGGATGCTGCCCCTACTACTTCAGGATACACCGATGAAACAACTCGTGAAGATTACAGTCCACGTCCTAACGAAGATTTTCTTGATGATCCAAACGCAGAAATTTTTTAACACAGTAAATAATCATTATGGCATATAACTTTTATTATCAACAAGCATTTAAAGATTACATCACACAGTTCATGAGAGTTTTTTCAGGATTCTCAGTTGAGTATGGTGTTGATCGTGACGGTGACAACAAAAATGATCAGAAAACTGCACCAGTATATTATGGTTCTCCTGACAGGATAGTAGCTAATGTTTTACATAAAGAAGGTGTGTCTTATACTACATCACTTCCAATTATGTCTGCACTTCTTACTGCTATTGAATTGAATCCAGAAAACAGACGTACCAATTATCATGAAGAAAATGTTACTAGGGTAAGAGGTTCTGATGGTGCATGGGTAGTTAACCAGAAAATTATAGGTGTTCCTTACAGATTTTCTATGGATCTATCAATATATGCATCAAACACAAATCAGATGTTCCAATTACTCGAACAGATCATGATGATGTTCAATCCAAAATTAACAATTCAGAAATCAGATAATATCATTGATTGGTCATACCTGACTGAGATAGAACTGGTTGCGGTCACACAAGAAACAAACATACCGGCAGCAACAGATGAACGAATGGTTATGTGGACGTTATCATTCTTAATGGATGTATGGTTAGATTACCCAATGAAAGAAAGTGCAGGTGTCATTGAACAAATCATCACCACGATAAAAGATAATACATTTGACAATGCAGGAATTGATCTTGATACGTTTGTTGTTGATCAAAATACCTAATGACCACAAAATCACAAATTAATCGTGTATTACACCCTAAATCTTCAGAAAAATTCTATGTAAGTTTTTATAAGTTACCTGAAAACATATCTAATATTCTGGGTAGGGAAGTGCAAACGTCAAGTAGACCAGTATATTCATTCAATGAATACTCAATCTATAATAAAGGATTGAAGGTTACAGGTTCGAGTGTTATTGAATACCAACCTATTGACTTAACTTTTATTGATGATACCAATTCATTAGTGAATTATGCATTGTACGAACAAATAAAAAGACAAACTAAAGTATCACCCAATGCATTCAATGATTCGTTATTCGAAATGACCGTCAAAGTATATTCTGCTGATTCAGTACTAACAGAGATAATAACAATAAAATATTGCAGGATTCAGACTATTACTCACTCAGAACAAATCTATGCAGACAGCACAAATAACATCACAACGGTATCTATCGCTTTTAATGAAGTGGATTATGCTTTCCCTAATCTTTAATATCTATAAATAGATGTATAAACAAAGTCTTATTAGGAGATAACAATGGCATTAGGATACAGCACAGCAATACGAAACGCTAAAGCAGACGCAATCACTACTGAAGTTGATGGCGGTACAGCAGCAATAATTGAAATTTATGACAGCACTGGTACAGGCAGACCTGCTACTGGTGGTGCGGTCACTACTCAAGTAAAACTTGCAACATTAACTATGTCTGCAACGTCATTTGCGGCAGCAGCAGCAGGAACTATCGTTGGTAATACAATTACTGATGATATATCAGCAGACGCTACTGGTACAGCAACATGGTTCAGAGTACTGACACAAGCAGCAGGAACTTTCCTTATAGATGGTGACGTAGGTACTTCTGGTTCAGACCTTAACTTAAACACAGTGTCTATCGTATCAGGCGCAACAATTTCAATCACACAGTTTGATATTTCTGTAGGAAATGCTTAATTATTTCATTAGGGAGAATATATAATGGCAAAAACATTACATGAATCTTTCCATGAAATTATCAACAATATCCGCAGATTGAATATAGCTGCCGATGAAATATCAGCGGAATTAACCGCTAATGGAAATATATCTGAACAAAAGTTAAGACGTTTACTTGCTATAAACGCAAAAGCTATTCAGGTCTTTGCTGCTGAGAAAACAGCACAAGGAATAGGTGCTTATTCTCAAAACGAATTAGGTGCTTCGTTTGATGTTGGATCAACTGCTACATCAACTGAATCTGCCATGCAAACATTTAGAGATAATATGATTGCCGATTTACCTACACCTGTAAGTAATGGTTTAGATGCAGAAGGTAATTCCAGCTTATTAGTAATAACAACTGCACAAATGCCATCATTACTTTCAGGAGTCAACGCTTTAATCACTGCTACTAACTGGGCGTAATGACCAATGGCAGTTACTCATACATTACTAACCGCAGGTTCTAATGAAACAGATGGAACTTCATTTAGTACCGCCTCAATTTCCCCTAGTTCAAATAAATTACTCTTAGTAGATATTGCTGCTGAAGCTGTTGTCGGTGCTGGTAATGTGCAGCCAACACTTTCTGGTTGTGGTGTTACATGCGTAGGTGTAGAATCTCAAGCAGGTGTTGGTGGTGAATTTAGTAGACAAACGCTGTTTCGCTCAATGGGTACTCCTACTACTGGTGTAT